GAATGCTGACGGCACATACTCTGCTGTTGACGCTGACGCTTTTGCAAATGACATCGATGTCAACGCGGCGGCGGTTGCACCAGCTGAATATCGTTTCAGTGCGAAGGGTATTGAGACAGCTTTACAGCCTCTTTATGAGCTTGCTGGATTGTCTGCTCGCCCTGACTATGCTGACCTATATGTATCTCTTACAACAGATACAGGTACAACGGCAGAGGGCACAGTATTCATGAAGGTTGAATACACGCACTAAAGTAATAGCGTAGGGGGTCTTCGTCTCCATCCCCTACGCTACATTTTTATCAGGAGGAAGCCTTGGCTAGTAAGACAGATATTGTTAATAGAGCGCTCTCGAAGTTGGGTGAGACAAGAACATCCAACGTAGATAATGAGGATACAAAAAAAGCTAGGGTTATGTCCTATATGTGGGATCAGGTATTAGATGCTACTCTAGCCGCCTATCCTTGGAACTTTGCAGTCAAGCGCCGTTCCCTTGCAAAAGATGCACAAGCCCCTGATTGGGGTTTTAATAATGCTTATACGTTACCTAGCGACTTTCTCACACTTATTGAAATAAACAACAATCCAGAGTATAGATTAGAGGGTGGTAAAATTCTGACGGATGAGAACGCCCCATTAAAGATTAAATATGTTTTTAGAGAAACGAACACTGGTAATTTTGAGGCTTTATTCTCTGAGGTGTTAGCGACTCGTCTTGCTTATGAGGCTTGCGAAGAATTGACGCAAAGCAATACAAAAAAACAGATTCTAGCTCAAGAGCTTAGAGAAAGAATCACTGAGGCGTATGCAAGTGATAGTATTCAAAACCAGCCTGTTGAGCGCCCTGATGACGAATGGTTGACATCTAGGGAATTTTATTTTGATGAAATAGATTACAATTCGGGGTAAGCGGTATGGCTAAGGCTAGTCCAATAAAAACATCATTCAACGCGGGTCAGTGGTCTGGTTTGATGGGCGGGCAAATACTTCTTGAGAAGTATGGTGATAGCTGCTCTGTTTTAGAGAATCTTATTCCTTTGAAGCAAGGCCCTGTTGTTAGGCGCGGTGGTACAAGGTTTATCAAGGAAGTCAAGACAAGCTCCAAGGATACTGTGCTAATACCTTTTCAATTCAATGTTGAACAAGCGTATATGATTGAGATGGGAGATTCCTATTTCAGGTTTTATAAGGACAACGGCGCTATTGTTGAGTCCTCTCAAAACATTACTGGAATAACACAAGCTAACCCTGCGGTGGTTACTGTCACAGGTCATGGCTATAGTAATGGGGATGAGGTTTATATTGATGCTGTTGTAGGCATGACTGAGGTTAATGGGAAATATTTCCGTGTTGCCAATGTGACTGCGAACACATTTGAAATACAAGATATAGACCTTAATGACATAGATAGTACAGCATATAGTGCATACACTTCTGGAGGCACTGCTTCACGAGTCTATGAAGTATCAAGCCCATATAGCGATACTGACTTACTTGATTCAGATAAGATTGCGAATTATCAGTTTGCTCAAAGCGCGGATGTTTTGTATTTAGTACACCCTGATTATGCGCCTAGATCACTATCAAGGTCAGGGGATACATCATGGAATGTGCAGGAAATGAATTTCGTTGATGGGCCATATTTCCCAGAGAATACAACGGACACCACATTAACGCTCTCAGGAACGACAGGAAGTGTCACAGTAACCGCAAGCGCCGTAACAGGGATTAATGATGGGTCAGGATTTTTGAATACGGATGTGGGTCGATTGATTCGATGGAAAGATGATGCGAATGAATGGACGTGGTTAAAAATTACTGCGGTCGGCGGCACGACTTCTGTTACGGCTGATATACTTGGACAAGATGCTTCGGCTACTACGGCAACAAAATCTTGGAGGCTTGGCCTGTATTCAGAGACAACAGGCTATCCAAGCGCTATAACATTTTTCCAGAATAGGGTTGTTCTATGTGGCAGCGCGTCACGGCCTGACAGGTATGACTTAACGGCGAGTGGGGGGTATTCTGATGCAGAGTTTACGTTCTCCCCTAGTGATCCAGACGGCACAGTCACGGATGATGCTGGAATTAATGGCACGTTGCAGTCTGGTCAGGTGAACGCTATTCAGTGGGCTGACACGGACGATAGGGGGCTGGTGATAGGCACGCGGTCAAGAGAGTGGATTGTTCGCCCCTCAACAACCAATGAGGTACTTACTCCATCGAATGCCAAGGCTGATCCATTCAGCTCTATTGGTTCAAGCGCAGTAAGGCCTGTGCGTGCTGAGAATGGAACTATCTTTGTTCAACGTTCTCGCCGTAAGGTACTCGATGTTATTTACAGTTTTGAGCGTGATCAGTTAAAGCCTAGGGATTTAACCATAACGTCTGACGATATTACCATATCTGGTGTGTGTGAGATGTCATTTCAGCAAGAGCCACTAAATGTAGTGTGGATGAGATTAACGAACGGAAAGCTTGTTGGTTTAACATATTATCCTGACGAAAATGTTTATGCGTTTCATCCTCATATTATTGGAGGCACTGACTCTAAGGTAGTGAGTATATCTACGATTCCGAGTGCAAGTGCTGACCGCGATGAATTGTGGATGATTGTTGAGAGAACAATTAATGGTGTCACAAGAAAATACGTTGAGTATATGACGCGCTATTATGAATCAGATATTGGAATTTCAAACGCTTTCCATGTTGACTCTGGACTTTCTTACAGTGGCGCAGCTACTGGAACAGTTAGTGGGCTAGATCACATCGAGGGGGAGACTGTTAATGTCCTTGTAGATGGCAAGACGCACCCACAGCTAACCGTATCCAACGGAGCTATAGAGCTTCTTAATAACGTGACTGCAAGTACAATTCAGGTCGGCTTGCCTAATACTTGGTGTTTGGTTACACAGAGAATAGAAGCAGGGGCTAAGGACGGAACAGCACAAGGTAAAACAAAAAGAATAACAAGATTTGTCGTCAGGTTGCTAGAGACGCTTGGGCTTCATTACGGAGAAAGTAAAACATCTTTTGATGAGTATGATTTTAATTTAAATAAAGAATATGACGAGGACATTGTTCTATTCACAGGAGATACGGAAAGCTTGCCGTTCCCTGATGGGTATAATCAAGATGGCAAAATATACATGGGGCATGATGGCGCTCACCCAGCTTGTGTATTAGCTATTATGCCACAAGTTACAACGCAGGATAGGTAGATGATAGTTGTTCCATTTATCAAAGAACATTTAGATGGTTTTGAGCCGCATGAATACCATCCTGATATGACTAATCAGATGCAAGACGCATTATCAAGCGCAGTCGTTTCACAGTTAGCTTGGACAGGCATTGTTGACGGTAAGGTTATGATTATTGCTGGGATACAACCCATTACCAATTCCAGAGATTATGCGTGGTCAATGTTGTCAAAAGATTCTGGGAAGCACATGCTCTCTATTGTAAGGGAGTTAAAAGAGTTTTTAAATTCATACTCTGCTCCACGCCTAGAGATGTTAGTGTTGCATAGATTTGAACAAGGTCACAAGATGGCTAAGATGTTGGGCTTTCATAATGAAACGCCTAGTGGTATGATTAATTATAGTGACGATGGGGAAACATATAGTTTATATGCAAAGGTAAGACATGGCTGATCCAGTAACACTCGCCGTTATATCGGCTGGAACAAAATTCTTAGGTGGGATTGCACAATCCAACGCGCAGCAGTCACAGTATGCTGCACAAGCAAGGGCGGCTGAGTATAACGCACAGATTGCAAGACAGAACGCTGCGACAGTCCAATCGCAAACAGAAGCTCAATTAGAAACACAAGATAGGGAGCGCCGTTTACGTTTAGGGGCATCTATGGCTGCGGCTGGCGCAAGTGGTTTAGATACTTCTGGTTTTGGTGATATTCTATCCTCAAGTGCAGCGCAAGAGCAGTTGGATTTACTGACATTGCAGAGTGAAGGTATGTTAAAAAAGAGGGGCTTTGAGTCTGAGGCAGCTATGCAATCAGCAACGGCTCAGTCTATTAAGTCTCAAGCAAAATTAAGTAAGGCGGCTTCGGTCATGAGCGGGATATCTAGCATGGCCTCAATGGGCGCTGGTGGATTTGGTGGTGGCTCAACAGGTGGGGCAGACCCAAATAATCTTGACGTTTATTGGAAGGTGTAAGTATGCCAGTAATTAAGCAATACACGAGGACTGTAAACCCAACGCAGCTAGACAGGTCACAAGCAACGGCGGCGGCGTTTGGTGGGGATCAGTCTGGGTTAAGACAGTTGGCTGGAGAGTTTTCGGAATTATCCGCGCAACTTGAATTAAAGAAGCGCAAGCAAGAGGAGAGCGATTATATCGCAAAAGTTTCGCAGTTTGAGCTAGAAAATATGCGGAGATTGGATGAGCTAAAGTCACAGGAGTTCGAGGATGGTGTTGACTTCTCAGAGGTTTATGCCAGTGATGTTCGCGCTCGTGCAGAGGCTCTTGATGTTCCTGCGTCTATGCGAGACAGATGGAGGCAGGACTCGTCTTCGATGCAGATACAATTTGCCAAACAAGGTATTAATGAGCAATCAAGACGCGAAGGTGTAAAGGCCAAGCTTAACTTTGAGAATACAGTTGACGCGGCACGCAATATGATTGCGATTGACCCTTCTAGGTATTATGAAGCTACAGATTTAGTGACACAGCAAGTTGGCTCTATGGCTGGGTTAAATGAAATAGATAGGGTGGCCGTTCTTGATGGTGCGATTGATGGGCTAAATGCGACTTATGCAAATGGAATTATTGAGAAGAATCCGTACCAATTTGACAAGATGATTAATGAAGGGAAGTTTAAGGACTTACCTAACTTGCAGAAGTTTATTGCTAGGTCAGATGCAAAAAAGAAACAGATTGTCGCTAAGCAACAAAGCGCTATCATGTCAGAGTACAAAAACTATAATAAGTTTTTGACAATGGGGATTGGTTTCAATTCAGACAAGGCAAAAGAAATTGAAAGACAGGCAAGGGCAGCGGGCATGAACGATGTGGCTGACGATATTGCTTTTACAGAATCGGTTAAGCAAGAGGTAACACAGTTTGCCCAAGCACCTATGCCTAATCAGCAAGCGGCTTTAGAACAAGCGATGGTTTACTTGCAAGATAATCCAACGCCAGAAAACCTAAAGCGCTATGGTATGTTGGCGAAGTCGTATGAAGAAAAAACAAAAATTCTAAAGAACGGTGATGCACTAGACTATTACCAGAATATTAACGTTATTCCTGAGATAGCGCCCATAGATGTGACAGATGTGTCCAGCGTTTTGCAGGGGCTTGATGATAGAAAATCAGCGCAAAGGATAATTGCAGAGCGCGAGGGATTTTCTATTCCCATTTTAAAGAAAGAAGAAGTTAAAGCGATTCAGCAGCACTTTGATAGTCTACCGGCGCAAGAGAAAACTAACTACGTTATTGAGATTGCAAATACGGTTGGAGAGAAAGACGCTGGCATGATAGCCGCCCTTGTTTCGGGTGAGGATGCAAACCTTGCTGCTGTTTTATCTGTTGCAGTTGAAAATCCAAAAGCAGTTCAGGATTCTATCCTTGGACAGCAGAGGACAAAGATGTCCTCACGAAAAGAAGTCTCGCGCCTTGTTAATACGGAATTAATGGGAACAGGCGTTGATGCGGTAACAGCAGAACAGTTCACGGACATGCTGCACAATATTTACGAAGAACGCCTTATTAAAAGCGGAGAGCCTGACCTAGATGTGTTTAATGAGGATTTAATGTCAGAAGTTATGGATGATGTTATAGGGCCACGCATATCGCCTAACAGTTCAAAGGTTTTGTCGTTTAGAAAGAATGATGGTCAGTATATAAGCGAAGGTCAGTTTGAAACATTAATGTCAAAGACAACTCCAGAAGCTTTATCGGATATATTTGGAAATGCGCCATCACTCAGTGGCTCTGGTGTTCGTATGTCAAATGAACAGCTACAAGATTTCTTTGACGACTTTTCTTTAGTGAATGTTGGCGATGGTGTTTACAACCTAGTAAATCCTAATGACCCCAATCAGGTGGTTGTTGGTATGGATGGCAGGCCTTTTATGTTTGATTTTAAGAAGCTGTCTAGCGTGATTGATTCTCGCACTTCTTTTGAAAAGTCAGTTGACGCTAATGTTCCGTTTACAGCAATGAAAGCAGTAATAGAACAAAAGTTTGGCGATATCGACACACGCCCACTTCCAAACGCTTTAGAATATGAGGAGTAATTAATGGGTGCAGGATCGCTTATTAATACAGGGAATCAGAATCCATACACTTCTGCGGCAAAGCATGAGCCACAGTCTTTGATGGAGGTCACAGGATCGGCAGTTAATGCTTACCTGAAAAATTACAATTCTGTATCAGGATATTTTTTAGAGAGAGACCAGATAAACCAACAGTATGATTCTTTCAAGAAAATTACTGGTCAGCCGTTGGAAGATATAATTGGGCGCGATTTCTATAACAGCAAAGAACGCTGGCGCAAAACGGATGAATATATCTTAGAGCAGCGCAATGTGCAGCAGAACGCGCTTTGGAATAATGTAAAGACGACAGAGGAAATGCGTGAGGCTGCACGTCAAGAGGCTAGAGAAGCGCGTGTTGAGCTAGAGGAAAAGAAGGAAGTCACGGCAAAGAGCATTGGTATTGCTGGTGAAATAATTGGTGGTATTGGTGCATCAATGACCGATCCTGCGATTATTGCGAGTGGTGTTGCTGGTGGTGTTTTAGCGCGTGGTCAGACTGTATTGAGGACAATGGCGATTGAGGGCGTTGTTGCTGGTGGTACGGAGGCTGCGTTGCAACCTATTATCGCTGACTGGCAGAAACAAACAGGCGCAGAATACACGTTAGGGGATGCTCTTGCTAATGTTGCACTTGGTGCTGTAGCTGGCGCTGGTATAGCTGGGATTACAAGCAGCAACCTAAAAGGCGCAATTAACGCCACGCGCAATAAGGGTAGCGTTCTTATGCAAGTGGCAGCAGAATCTCCAAAGACTCCCAGGTATGCGAAGGTAGCGCTAGAGCAAATGGCTGATTATGTATCTCTGAAAGAAGCCTCACCTTTTCTGGATAAGTCTCCAAGGACAGATGCAGTACATGCGAAAAATGCAAAAGCAATCGAAGACGCATTTAATGCAAGGAAAAAAGCTAGTGAGGCAGAGATTGATGTTGCTTCTGGTAAGGTGGTCGATAGTGCTGTTGGCAAAGCATCGCCTGATATTGAGCCTGATTTTGTAAAGCCAGAAACAGAAATGTCAGTTAGGGATTTGAGAAACGCACCTTCGCGCGTTATTGATGATAAAGATTTAGACGCTATAATAGCAGAAGAAGGACGCTTGTTTGATGAGATATCACAGGGGCAACTTGATAAGCTAGATACGGTTGATGATTTAGAGCTTAACGTACAAGATGTTCAGGATCGAGTTTCATCTAATCAAAAGATACTAGACGCTATAAAGGTTTGTTCAATATGAGTTTTAAAGAGTGTATTGCAAAAAATATTGGAACAGCCGATGAGCTTACAGCAAGGCAGCGTGACGATCTGTTAAAGCAGTATGACGATTTGTATGATAAGTATTCCCAAACTCTTGGAGAAGAATACGCAGAACAAGCGGCTAGGGATTTTGTCGCGGTGAAACAGCAGCAGATCCTTGATGAGAATAGGGCGGCGAAAAAGCATATTGTCATGCAGAAGCAGTTAAGGTCAAAACTTGAAGGACAACTTGCAGAGAAGGAAAAGTCGTACTCAAAATTAAACAAGGCCGCTAAAGCTGTAGAAAGAAAGCCCTCTATACACCATGAGATAGGTGATTTGTATCAAGATGTAATGACACGTCAGGATACGATAACAAGAACGTCAATGATTAAAATTGTTGATTTTTTTGATGAACACGCCAGTCGTATGGCTGGGTTTATTCAGGATACAGAAAACTTACCAAATGTTGTTCGCGCTATTATGGGCGATAGAACTGGCAATGATGCGGCTGATATACATGGTCAAAAAATCAGAGAGCTGTTTGATGAGATACACACTATGTATAGACAAGCTGGTGGTAGCCTTGGAAAGATTGATAATTACTTTCCAGTGCATCACAACAAAGTAAAAATACAGGACGCATCGTTTGATGAGTGGAAAGATTATATGCTTCCGTTACTTGATAGGGAGCGGATGATAGACCTTGATACTGGACTTCCTATGGGCGATAAAGAGCTTATTGAGCAGATGAAGGGTGACTATGACGCTATCATTACAAACGGCATGTCAGACATGGCACAGCGCTTGGACGAAGGAAAAGTAACAAGTGGGCGTGGGGGTGATGTATTCAAGAGAAAACAGCAGGGAAGGTTCTATCACTTCAAAGACCCTGACGCATTTTTAGAGTACAATGGTAAGTTCGGTTTTGATAATGGTGAGGGTTTATACAACGCGATTACAGGCCATATAGCTGGCATGGCTAGAGATATAGCTCTCATGCAAAAGCTAGGCCCTAAGCCAAACGCTATGGCTCGATACTTTGATTTTATGATGGAAGCAAAAGGAGTCGGACAAAATCAGCGTAGGTTTGTTAATGGCTCGTATAACCTTATGTCTGGTCGATATGGAGATATGACAACAGCCAGTTTGCTTTACAGAATGGTTGAAGGTTCTAAGTCTTTAGCAAGGTTCTTTCTTGGTAGCGCAACCATTTCTGCTGTTACTGACACAGCCTTTGTTCGCATGGCTCTAAAGATGAATGGGTTTAAAGAGGTTAAAGCAATCAAAAGATACTTCTCTGGATTGAACCCAGCCGATAAAAGAACACAGAGGAGTATGCAAAGATTCACCACTGTAATGTCGCACGTTAATAGTCAGTCATTACAGGGCGCTAGGTTTATGGACGATGTAACAACAAATGGCGGCAAGGTCTTGCAATCTGTAAACTTTGTATCTAACGCTATTTTGCGTGCTAGTGGACTAGGAAAGCTGACTGACCAAGGGCGAATGGCTGTTATGGAAGCAGCTATGGGTGAGTTTGATGAATTTAGAATATCAAATACTCAATGGTCAAGCGTTGATAGTAATATGAAAGCGCTTATGAAAAGGTACGGACTTGGAAAAAAAGAGTTTGATATTATTAAAAAATCCGTTCCTTATGATGATGAAAGCGGTCAAGCATTGCCCTTTATAACAGGTGGAAATATTTTAGATATTGAGGGCGTTGATAAAAAAACGCTACTAGATATATCAGTGTCATATGATGATATGATTACGCATCTTTCTAATCAGGCGGTCAACGAGCCGACACTGAGGACACGCACGATCACCACTGGGGCCGCTATGGGTGAAGCGCAAACAGGATCGGCACTTAGAGGAACTGTATCTGCGCTTATGGCATTTAAGTCGTTCCCTATTACGGTTATGCAGAACTTCCTTTTCCCCTTGGCTAGACAGGCTGCAACAGGTGATAGGCAAGCAATGCTTAACATGGCAACAACCTTTGCGTTTACAACCATTGTTGGCGGCATGGTGGTTCAAGCTAAGATATTAAACAGGGGTGAAACTCCAAGAGATATGGATGACCCTAAGTTTTGGATGGCTGCTGCTATGCAGGGCGGTGGCATGGGGATTTTTGGTGATTTTTTATTTGATGATTATAGTCGATTTGGAAAAAGCCTAGCCTCCACATTGGGAGGCCCTGTTGTTCAAACTTGGGGCGATGCCCTTAGAGCCGTCCAAGGAAACATGGTTCGCGCTATTGACTCCGAGCAAGAGACTAAATTCATAAACGACTCGTGGAATGTGGTTAAGAAATTTATTCCTGCTGCAACGCTGTGGTATGTCAGACTGCCCATGGAAAGAATTATGATTAATTCAGTTGATGAGCTTCTTGATCCTGATTTTAAAAAGAAGGTACGCCGCAAAGAATCCGCACTCAGAAAACAGGGGCAAGAGTATTGGTGGAGTCCTGAGGATAGGTTGCCTGAGTAATAGTGTTGATATAATATTGTAATAACGACAAGGAATTAGACATGACAGTAAGCACAGCAAGAAACACATACACATATACAGGTGACGGTGTTACAGTAACATTTGAGGTTAGTGACATCTTTTATGATACATCGCACATTATAGTAAAGGTAGATGATGTAACGCAGACAGAGAACACGCACTACACAGTAACAGGTGAGGGGCTTGAAGCTGGCGGTAGTGTTGTGTTTAGCACCGCTCCAGCAAGCAATGCTTCTATTGTGATCCAGCGTATCGTTCCTTATGTGCAATCAACTGATTTTGAAAACTTTGATGGAAACCCTGCCGATGTTACAGAAAAGCAGTTTGATCTTAACGTGATGATGGCTCAGCAAATATCTGAACAAACAGACAGAACGATTTTAGCTCCTATTGGAACATCTCTTGCAAGCAATACAATTTCTGGAACTATTACCGCAGATGCTAAAGTACTGACTGTTTCCACCAGTGGTCCTGTTGTTTCGAGTATTTCAGATTTAAGCACGTCTTTAGATACTATTATAACAAGTGTCAGCGACAATGATATCTTGCAATACAACGGAACCAACTGGGTTAATGTTACTGTTTCCAGTCTTAACCTTTTGGGCAATTCTGATATAGGCGTTTCTGTTCAAGCGTATGATGCTGAGCTTGCTGCGATTGCTGGTTTAACAAGTGCAGCCAATAAGGTTCCATACTTTACTGGTAGTGAAACCGCTGGATTGTTGGACTTCCTTGATGAGGATGATATGTCAAGCAACAGTGCAACAGCAGTGCCATCACAGCAAAGCGTTAAAGCGTATGTTGATGCTAGTGGCTTATCTATAGAAACAGGCACGTTTACGCCAACAATCAAAGCAGACGTTAATTTTACAAGCTATACAGCAAGCGCTGCGACTAGCGGTCAGTATGCTAAGATAGGTTCTATGGTTACTTTTGTGATAGAATTTGGAACGAGTGCTCTCACGAAAGGTTCGGCAAGCGGAAGTGTGCAAATAGGCGGCTTGCCTTATGCGTGTGGTGCAAGTGATCCAGAGGCCAGTTTTGAAATTGGAAAAAGTAATGGATGGTCAGCACAGAACCCAGAGCGATGCCATATGATTGCAGGAACAAGCGACATACAGCTCATTGCGGGCAAGAACACAGATATTACAGTATCAAACGTGGTGGCTGGATCAGGCAATAACATCAAGATATCAGGAACATACTTTGCGGGGTAAATTATGCAGCTAGGACTAGGAACTGGAATATCAAGGTTATCTGTATCTGCAACGCCACCGCCTGAATCTGTCGGCGTTGCGTATGTTGGAACGGACAATGTAACGGGAATAAACGCTACATCTCACACGTTTAGCGCTGTGAATATAGGCACAGCAAGCGCGTACAGAAAGCTGCTCATTATGGTGGCTTATGAGGACGTGGAGCGAGGGGGTGCTATATCTCTTGATGGCATGACTGTTAATGGCACTGCTGCAACCGAGTTGGTTGATAGGGTGGTTCATGGTGACTTTGGCTCTGCACAATATATTATTGATATGCCGTCTGGAACAAGCGCCGATATTGTTTTGACATTTAATAGCGTTAACGCATGGGCAGCACGCATCGATGTTTATAATCTTGAGATGGATACAGTAACCGCTCACGATACTAAGAATTACACAAGTGGGGGTGGAGACATTGCAGCCAATATTAATGCACCAGCAAACGGCGCAGTTATGATGCACGTCACTCGCAAGGCTAGTGGAGACATTAGCGCCAAGAATAGCATCTTCTACACAGAAACGACACATACAGAAGATTTTGAGGGAACTGTCGGAAGCTTGGTGAACAGAAAGATTGCTGGCGGCCATGCACTAATTACCACAGCAGATTCATCATACGTATGTAATACAGGCGCAGGAACAGGATTCTCGGACGTGGCTTATACCGTAGTTTCTTTTGCTCCTGCGTAACAGGCTATTGAGGACGTTTGTCATTTATGATAAGTTGGTATTATAACAAGTGAGGGTATCATGGAAAACGAACGTTTAGCACGAATTGAAACAAAGCTGGATACTTTAATTGACCAGAGCGAAGACAAAGAGTCTCGCATTCGTTCACTTGAAAAAAACCAAACTAAATTATTGGCGTGGGCAAGCGGTGCAGCAGGAATGGTTAGCATCGCTTTTCAACTTCTAAAGGATAAAATACATTAGAATCAGAGGGTGTCATTTCAACCAAGTGGGAAGGGTAAAAAATGGCAAAAGCAAAATACGACCATATAGACTTCGTTCAGGAGCGTAAAAAATATACATCAAACAGGAAAATGGCTGCCGCTTTGGGGATAGACGAGAGCGTTATTCGAAGGCGATTGAAGAAGAAAAACCATAAGCCAAAATATAGGGTACACGACACACAATTAAAAATCCTGATATTTGATATTGAGACAACTGACATGGATATGCTTATCCAATCGTATTCATTAAAAAACTATGTCCGATACTTTAGGCCAAGCAGTATACAGCGCGACTGGACTATGTTGGGTGCTGCGTGGAAATGGAAAGGCGAGAACACCGCTCAAGTCGTTTCTGTAATGCCTAACGACCCTCTAAACGATGAGGGCATTGTACGGGCTTTATACGCCGTTTTAAAAGAGGCAGATGTGATTATAGGTCATAACTCTGACCGATTTGATATAAAGAAGTTTAATGCACGCGCTATATCTTATGGCCTTCCTCCTATAGGAAAGAAAATAAAGATTGATACTCTGAAGATGGTGAAAAAATATTTCGCCTTTACATCGAACAAGCTTAGTTATATTGCGAAGTATCTTAAAGTTGATGACGAGAAAGACAGCAGCCCTGACTGGGAGAAGTGCATTCACGGATGTCCAGATGAGCTTCGTTACATGAGGAAGTATAACAAGAAAGATGTATTCGTTACGGAGCAAGTGTATGATAAGCTTGTTTCATATGATGAAAACCACCCTAGAATTGCTAATGTGAAAAGAGATATTGACGGATTTGTTGTAGAGAACACATGTCCTTGTTGCGGGAGTGCTGATACGGTCAAAGACAAGCCCATATATACTCAAAGCGGAAAAACAAAAACACACTCATATACATGCAATAATTGCGGATCAAATTTTAAAGGCGAGAGAATAAAGCTATGACACAATCATGTGAACCAAAGTTTAAGTTTAGCAAGCGATCACTTGCGGAGATTGAAACGCTAGAGCCTGATTTGCAAATGGTATTGTCCAAAGTTATGAACTGGCAGATTATGGACTTTACCGTATTGCAGGGCGTTCGCACCATTGAGGAGCAGAAAGAACTTGTTAGGACTGGCAAGAGCCGCACAATGAATAGTAAGCACCTACCCAATCGCTTTGGTATGAGCGAAGCTGTTGATATTGCGCCGTGGCCTATTGATTGGAATGACCATGGGCGATTTAGGTTCTTGGGCGGGCTTATGTTCGCGGCTGCAGAAGAATGTGGCGTTAAGCTACGTTGGGGCGGTGACTGGGATAGTGACAAGGATTTTAAAGACCAGTCCTTCATTGACCTGCCGCACTTTGAACTTGTCGGGGATTATGGTGTTTTATAATTTGTGTATAATGATTTTCTGTTTACCGAACACAAATAACACAATGATAACTATAATATACACAAACACGGCATAACGGATATAATAATATACATTAATGCAAAAACATAAATTTGAATACAAGCGTTGGATGGGAAACTATTACTGCAAATATTGCGGTGAAATGAAACGAACGGACGGCAAAAAGCAGACATCTTGCAAAGTGAAGCGATCTGATATACAATTAATGAAAGACTAACCAAGGGGATTATTATGATTAAAGAAACAGTTTTAGGTATTATTCGGCATTTGTTGACGTTTGGCGGCGGCTTTATTTCAGCGGAAGGACTAGCGACCGCAGAGGAGACAAACATCGCTGTTGGCGCTGCTATGACTTTAGTGGGATTTGCGGCATCGGTTATTCAAAAGAAACTGGCTGCCAATAAATAAGTTTACTTCTTTCCTTTAAGTAAAAACAAACTCGGCGGCCTTTATTGTGCCGCCTTTTTTTTGAGAGGGTGAAATGTGGTCAGGATTATTATCGCTATTATCTGCAATGGGGCAGCTCTTGCTTGGTGTCTTGCAGGAATATTCAAGAGAAAAAGATAGGCAAGCAGGACGCAATATTGAAAGGCTGGAACAACATGAAGAAGTTAATAAGCGCGTTTCTCGTGCTAGGGATATTATTAAGCGGGTGCGCGACAAAGAAAGCAGTGATAAGTGATTTTTGCGAAATTGGCGCACTGTTTGAAGCAGAGCGCCAATCCGAAGAATTTAATGAAGTGTTCAAGGAATTGTGTTAAACTTTATTTGATATGCCCCCTGCCGCTTCGTTCGCGTACGCAGGGGTTCTCTTTCTCCCGCACATTTCATAGGCGCGTTGCCTGATTTTGTCGTACTGCTCTGGAGTTAAAATTTCATCAGCAGCATCGCGAAATTTGCACTCATACTGGTGCGATTCTTGTAAATTGATTAAGTTAATGGCGCGGTTTATTTCATTCAGGCGCTGCGTGAGTTTCAAGCGCTCCTCATGCAGCTTTTCTTTGGTGGCGTAAATATCTTCAATGGTGGTCATGTTTCACCTATATGTCATAATGGGTTGCATCAAATAGTGGGCGGGTCATAAGTTCAATTTCATCGCCCGAACACGTTTTAACTTCAATGGAAATACCGAGAGCGTGATTGCTTTGGATGTATTCCCATTCATCGCTGGTCAAGTTTACTTGCCCATTACCATGCTCAAACCATTCTTCAAGCATATCACCAAGGGATACTTCCGTTTGATTTTTATTCCCGATCATGCAAACGCCAATAAGCGTTCCATATCCATCCCAAACTACTAAAACTCTATTCATTTACTTTCCTTCCTTTTTAATGTTTTTTTAACACGTTCACTCATAATACTTGATATAGCATGATATATCATCATCACTCGGCTCTTGCATAAGCTTATCGGCTATGCGAAGGGCTTTGCGGATTGATGTTTTCATCTCTTTTATAGGCATATTATTAAACATATTTTCTAAAGTAGACTCAATATTTACCTCAATATCGGGTTGAATTGAATCCCAACATTCCAAAGCTTTCTTAAACTCACTCATTTACTTTTCTTCCTTTTCAAGTATTTTCTCACAGGCTTCAATCATTACATCAAGCGCAACGCCTATTTTATGTGGGCTTTCCATTGGTGTTACGTCACAACCCCTGCGCCAGTCTTGGTGCATTTTAATTGTTGTTAATGCGCTTTGAAGTTTGTCCATAAGCACTTCATCATCGAGCGCTTTAAATGCATCCAGCACATCCACTCGCGTATATACGCAAGCGTTAAAAGGAGGGTTCTTTGACGCGCCCTCTATCCATGTATGAGCATCATAATCGCCCTCAAATACCGTTATATGTTTAGGCCATTCACTCATGATCAAATCCCCTCATAGCAATATCTATTATCAACAACGTGCCCATCTGAATAACTGCTCCCATAAATATCAAAGCATTGATGGCACAATCCTTCATAAACATCGTGTTGTGTAACACTTATCTCACGGTCACACTTCTCACAAAAATTAATCTCGCTCATCTAAATACTCCAAATAAATGTTTTCAAAACGATTGGCAGCATCTTTGAGCTGGTCGATAGTTTTAATGCATAGCTTTTCTTGGGATACCATATTCCCCTTTGAGAATACTTCTATCATCCACACATGCTTTTCTGGCTCTGCATACGGCTTTCTTGAATAGCGGTTGATACATATTTTTAAGTCGCCTATATGGCCGCAATATCCTGTTGTTACTGGTTTTGGTGTTTCTTGTTCACTCATACTTCCTCGCTTTCTGGTGGGGTTGGTATCGGCATCCAGTGGGTTGGGTTTAAAGGTACGTAATAATATCCAGTTGATTCGCTATCACCATCTTCTGAAAACCAGCGTTCTTCATCACGAAAATATTCGTCATGCTTCCAGCTACCTCGAGTACAGTTAAAGCGTGGACAATATAGATATATTACAGACCCGTCCTTCGGCGCGGTTTCAATCGGTTGCCACTGCATACTCTCAAGGGCTGCGCGGATTGTTTTTAACACATCATATTTGCGACAGTTAATTTCATCAAATTCATTTTCCGAAAGTATAAGGTTACAATACTCATCGTGAATTAAATATTCTAAATCTGAAATATAAGATGATATTTTATCCAACGCCTCAAGCGCTTCTCTCTTATTCGTCATACCCGTACTCCATTAATGCTTTTAATTTATTGAGTTCTTTTATTTTATTGATCTTCTGTTTTTGTTCTTTCAGAAAAGCTGTAATTGCTGCCCCATCTGATCTATAACCGCACTCACTAACAAGTATTTCTTCGTAATCCACAAAACTGTAGAAAAATAAACCTCCCTTTTCGACAATTTTTAATTTATGTTTTCTCATTAAGTTTTGGTCATAGGTCTGATGGATCATCACTCACCTTCTTTCTTTTGTAGGGCTTTATAAAACATATCGACTGCTTTGCTGTAGGTTTCATCTGGCATATGTCCACGTTCCTTCAAATAATCCTCATTAACATCAGGACGCATAAATTGTCCACAGGCTTCCAAAGCCTCCTCCAACTCCGCAATCCTTTTGTCTTTCTCCTTGACAACATCGTCATGGTGGTATTTTTCAATACGTTGATCAGGATGTTTCTTCCAACCCTCATTTCTCCAAGTGCCATGTTCTGTAACCCAAATCTCTCTCGGCATTTTATCGGCCATCACTTCACCTCCTTCGCTTGTTTGATTGCTGCTTCAACAAGAAAAGCAACAGCTCCTCTTTCTTTTCTGTCTATATTTGGAAGCGCTAACTCCAAAGCTTCCAGCAACGGAAAGAAGTTGTTCGCGGCGTGGGCTGCAAAAGTCATGTTCTCACGGTGTTGGTCAGCATAGCAGAAGGCTGTATTCGCTATTGCGTCCATTGGGCTTTCTAAGTATGTGTTGCATAACAACGTGTATTCTTTTCCAGTACCGTCAACCTTCCAAGGCAACTCGCTAATGCGCTCTTTAAGTTCTTCTATTTTCATCATCTTTCCTTTAAATGGCGGCGGGGGCAGGGATCAAACCTGCTTAGGCGCTTGGTGTGTACCAGCTAGGGCGAATCGAACGACCCATCTGCACCTGCTCACTGGCTCGCGCCACACTGCGCTTACGCCGCCCCGCCATAGGGTTAATTACACTCTACATCAGGCATCCAAATACAAACTATATCAGCCTCACGATATTCATTGTCCTCAATCATTATCCTTATTGGTGTGCCTGTGACATAGAACATTAGATACACAACCAATAAAACGATAATCACTGCTAGCGCCTGTTTCATTTTTTTGCCTCAAGATTTTTAATTTTATCTTTTAAATTCCATATCGATTTATCTTTTTTGTAAATATCCTTTTTTAGCTTAATTATGTAAGCTTTATTTGATTCTGTTTGCTTTTTTTGAAGTATCCTAATTTCTTTCTTTAAATTAAAAATAGTATTTCCATATTCGTTAATAAGGTAAGATTTGTCATTTTCGGAATATTCTTCTTTCAATACCTGTATTCTTTTTTCTAAGAAAGAAATCTGTTTTCTCATTTCTTTTATTCCAAAAAAATCAAACATCTGATTCTCCATTTAAAAAATTTTTTATGTCTTCGAGCTTATAAAACCAGCGCCCGCCAATTTTAATTCTTTTCGGCCCCACATCCCTGTCGTGCCAGTTTTTTAGTGTGACTCGCGTAACACCAGCGATTTCGGCAGCTTCTTTTATAGGTATAAGATTTTCATTTATGTTCATAATCAACCTCTTGTTAAGTTATGAATAGATAATAATACAAATGAAAAAACTTGTAAAGAGTTATTTAGGTTTTTTTATTGGCTTCGGGAATTGCGTATCCTCAATAATGCTTTCGGGGATTTGCCATGCGTTGACGTGCTGGCACTGGATATCGTTTATCTGCGATTTTATATCGGTGACCATCACAATGATGAATGTGCAAAGCGCCCATGTAGATGTAATTAAAAAATCGTTCATCACTCACCTTCTTTCTGCTTATGCTTAGCAACCATTAAATCCCACTCTTCTCGTAAAATCTCTTTAAGACCTTCTGGCAAGGTATGTGATTTTTTTGAAGTAACAGTATAGCCATTAATTTCTCGCAAGCGCACATAATGCTTAACATCTGGAACAATAAGCAAAAGAGGGCTTTCTTTGCTAAAAAAGCATATTTGGATTGGATTAAATGGATTACCAATACAACACCCTCCTTTTCCATGCTCTCCTTCATATTCCAGAGAAAGAACAGCATCAATTACGCCATCAATGAACTCTGAAACAACAGGAGAAGCAGGAGAAGTTTCCAACTTTTCCAACCACTCTTTATTTTTTTTGAACGGCTCAACATATCCATATTTATTAGGCTTTTTAAAGTTTTCAGGAACCTTTCCTTTTTCAAATTTTAAAGAAAAAAATCTTCCGTCATGACACGTTTGACCGCTGGTAGCTCCACAATTTTCAAGAAAAGCCCTAGCTGCACTATGATACTCTATGTGTGCCTTGCGATATTTTTCAGCAACTTCTAATGCTTCGCCGCTTTCTATTAAATAATGTTTGTTTTTAAATTGCATCACTCACCGCCTTTCACAATATCAAGGTCATGCTCTGGGGCGCGGGTTAGGTTTTTCTTTTTGTAGCCTCTAAAATACGCGCAAGAAGAATCCTCTGTCATTACAGCGTATACCTCATTTGAAAAATCATGCGCGACAAAGTAAAATAATGTGCCATTAGAATTATGATTAAAAGCCATACCCTGCTTTGCTGTACTCCAATCAAAAGGCGCTTTCTCAATGCGAATGATGTCAAAGGGACTTACAAAATCTTCTGACCCATTTAAACTACCATCAGTATGGTAACCCGTGAAATATGGGCAATTTCCCAGTCCTAGACCTATAGTTCCATCGTTATTCTCCACTTTGCAATAAACTTCTGTCTTAAATGTTCCTCTAAAGTGAACGGTATCGCCATTTTCTAATGTTCTTAAATCAACTATATCTCCCATGTTATCCATCCTTCTTTGTAAAAATTCTCTGCTTGCTTTGACGTGTTGAACATCTGCTTACTCACGCTTCCATCAACGTGCGCCACATACCACATCTGCGTATTTCCGCAAAATACAACATCAACCCATTCGTCAATCATTTCGTTGTATTTGACTGGCGAATCCCCAATGCGGCTAACTCGAAGTTCCACATAACGCGGACATTGTATAGGGTTATTATTTGCTGGTCTGTTCTGCATTTTAATACCCCCTTAGAACGGAATTTCATCGTCCATATCTCCACTTGATTGCTCACCAAAACCTCGCTGCTCTTGTGGTGCGCTGTCTTGTTTCTTGCTATCCAGCATATTAAACGCGCAGTTAAAACCTTGAAGAACAACCTCGGTTGTGTATTTTTCTTCTCCACTTTGGTCAGTCCATTTACGTGTTTGAAGCTTTCCCTCAATGTAAACCTTTGATCCCTTTTTTGTGTATCGCTCGATGATATCAACCAGCTTCCCAAATACAACAACGCGATGCCACTCAGTCTTTTCTTTCTTCTCTCCAGTGTTCTTATCTTTCCAGCTTTCTGACGTTGCAACACTAAGGTTTGCCACTTTATCACCAGAGTTCATGGTGCGAATATCTGGGTCGTTGCCAAGGTTTCCAATTAAAATAACTTTATTTACACTACTCATTTTCTTTTCCTTCTTTTGATAGGTTAATAATTAATTCTTTTGCGCCGATATATTCATAGTCCTTGACGCTTTTCATACCGTTCTCCCAATTCCAGTAACCGCGTGATGTCATTCCCAGCTTTTTCGCGACTTGCTCTTGAGAAAGGCCAAGCTCATTCCTTAGATCACGCAAGGCACTACCATTGTGGTAGCTGTTCTTCTCCGTCTGGATCATCCTTTCCTCCTTCCGCTATAGATTTCCACTCCTCATGCTTGGATTGAATCGTTTTTCTCTCATCGTTCGTGAGCGTTTCAAACCAATTCTTGTACTGCTCCATGCCGCCCATAGCTGCATCCGCACCTTCCTTGTGTAGATCTCTTGGCTTGTCGTCCTTAACAGACTCAGTGAGAGGTAGAACAATATAGTCTTTCTTCATTCCCCTGCGTATTGTCAGGGGGCAAATCATTTTCTTTTTAATACCCGAAACATGGCTAGGCATAATCCCGCCAACCTTTTTCCCCGCATACATTATGTCAGGGTCACGAAACACTTTAACTAAACTGCCCGACCAAGATTCATAATCTTCTCCCCAGCACATAGTGAGTATCCGTCCTGCGGTTTTGCTTGGCTTCCAAGGTTTTTTATTATCACCCTTGTAATTGATAACAATCGGCTGTTCTGCTGTATCTTTAACAGTAACCTTTGTAATCTCAAGAACGCGATCCCCTGTAATTAAATCATCCGCATTAAGCTGGTCTGATTTTGCCTCAAGAACTTTTGATATTGGAACTTTACTCATTTAATTATCCTCTCTTTTTTCAACGCATGGCGCTTCCAAATCGCCATATATACTAATGTATTCTTCAATCATTTGTTCAGCGATAACGCCAGCTTCAATGATTGCTTCATGCACAACAGGGTCTGGATAAACCCTATAAACATAGAACTTAAAGCCCTCACAGTAAGAAACAAAGTCCAACCACTTGCGCTCCGTTGCAAGCAGTCCAGCTTGACATTGCAATAAATGCTTATCAGGCACGCCACCCTCACATATCGTCTTAAAGTGTTCTTTCTGTCTTGGACATTTTATTTCAAGCAAGCCATCCTCGCCAACAAACCTGTCGGGGCTATATCCCAATGTAAATCCATGCTTGCTGTTCTTAACGAATCCAATCTTCTCTGTTAAGGAATAGTGAAAGTCATAAAAGTCTGCCGCGAATTCCTCGTGAGCGCTACCACGTTCCATGTCGTATGACATAAACATAGGCTCAACACTCTGTGATACTCTTTGCGCCGCCAGTTCCCATATATAGGCTCTGGTTTTATCATTGTTGGCAACCTTTAAACTAGGTGTTACAAGCATACCAACATCGCTAGCGGTAATTATTCCGCATCGTGCATCAAACCACTCTTGAGTACCTTGCTCAAGGTCTTTAAATATTTCTATCATTGTTTTTCCTATAGATATAATTTAGGGTCACGAAAAGATTGCTCGTGCCTTGCTTGTTGCTGAGCATCAATACGAGCTTCTCTGTGCGCGTTGTTATATTCAATCTCTAACTCTAGCTTTATGTGAGAAAGTGACATAAACTCATGGTCAACACGAAGAAACATAGCGTGAAGCATATCATGTGCTTGTGCCTCAAACTCGATTTCATAATCATCTGATAACACATCAACGTATGATGGGCGCAGGTGCTCATCAAAGCACACTGTAATAACAACATCACAATCAGCCTTCATTACAGCTTTGTTTTTTTCTAAGTCAACAGATATTTCTTTCATTACTGAACCCCTTTTGTCTGAACCAAGGATAGAATAATTCTTCTTGAACTATTCGTCAATACCTAAAATATATTTTTTTATATCTTCTTTACACCTTGCAACAAAACCTATGCCGCCCATCTCGTTGACAATGCGGATAAAATTCTTCTGCTCTTTTGTTACCCTACCCTGTGGCCTCTTTACCTCAACCGCTAAAAAGCGCCCCTTGTATATCCCTATTATGTCTGAACTCCCAACACACAAGCCATAGCGAACATACCGTCCCTCAGCTTTATACGCGCCTGTATTGTTTCTCCAGCAAATCGCGCCTATAGACGACAATTCTTTCATGCACTCATTGACTATCGCTGTTTCCACCTTCTGACTACACATATACAACCCTCCTGATTCACAATCTTAACATGCTCATTGGTTAGATTGTTAGTATAGCAGTATTGTTTGGCCTGTTCTATGGCGGTATCATCAGCAGGACAGCACGCCCAAAGCACAAAACCATCTCTGTATTTCAGTAAGCCCTCAAACACTTATAGCAAGCCCTTCTTTTTCGCCATGACATACGCCCATCCCTTCGAGTAACCGCGCTCCTCACCAATGCGTTTCAAGTCCTGATAGCTTTTCGCCATACCAACTTCCATACGCTTGGATTTCTTCTCTTGCCTTTCGATTTCCTTTATTTCCTCAAGCTCCCCATCAACCTGCTTTATCTCTCTGGATTTTACAGGATATACATGCCCGCAATTAGGACACACAGGGGCAGGGTCGTGGCAGAAATAACATTTGGTGCATTGCCTTACTGGCGACTGTCTTTCCCCTTCTGACCGCCTCCTCTTTGGCTTGCTGTCTAAACTCCATTCCCTATCAGCATCAGGCATACCATGACGATACGCATTCCCCACATGGTCAAATATAAGCGCTGGCATATCCTTTTTCCTCAGCGCTCTCCCCCATTTCTGTAGTTGCTTGGGGTCGCTCTTGGTTGGAGCAAGGTCTGACATGCACTCAACCGTTATGTCTTTTCCAACCTGAGCAGATAAATCAAACCCAAACGTCATTATGTCAACGCTTGTTATCTGTAAAATCTCTCTATTCGCAAGCCTATTTATTACCTCAAACCTTGAATCAGCGCTCATCGTTCCATCAAGGTGGCACGCAGGGATACCAGCCTGACAATACGCCATCGCTGTTTTTTTACTCTCAATAATACTGCTGCAAAACGTAAGGCCAATCTTACCTAGTGCGTGTTTCTTATACGTTGAAACGCAATCGCCAATCGCAACGTCACCATTCTCATCAAACCATTCCTGCAACGCACCCTTGTTATAATCTCCTGCGGTGGTCTTAACCCCTGTAAATCCATTATCACTAGGCGCAAACATCTTAAACTCTGAAAGTCTCTTGGCGGCGATTAATTCTTTTATGGTAGGGCCAAGCACCATATCATCAAACCACCTGCCCATTCCCTCACCATTCATGCGTTTGGGAGTAGCAGATAATCCAATGATATATGATCCCGCCGCGCTCAACCATTCAATCAGCGTGTCCATATATCCAGCGCCATAGTGACACTCATCAATAACCGCAAGCTTCGGTGGCCTCAGCCCATCTATTCTTCTTGGCAAGGTCTGTAAGCTACATATCTGGTTGTCCATCATCGCTCTAAACGGATTGCCAGCCGCAACGTAGCTATATGGCAGGGCAAAATCATCGTACGTTCCTGCTGTTTGCTTAACCAACTCACGCCGAGGCACAACAAACCATGTCGTTGAACCCTTCTCGTTGGCATCCTGCAATATCTTAGTCGCCATAATGGTCTTACCGCTGCCAGTAGCAGACTGCATCAACACACGCTTGTTACCGCGTGACATTGATTCTCTTACGCCTGATACCAAGCGCTGCTGATCGTCAAATAACGTAATCATGCTGAACCCTATTTCTTCTTAACCCATTTCCTTACTGTTTTATTCAAGAACGGATCGTGTTTCGTCTTAGAGTCATATCCAAGCTGCCTCATCACATCGCCAATATCTCGCTTGTCTTTGGCTGTCCATCGTTCTCTCGCTTTATGCAAACAATCCTTGAGAATCTCATCTGTCGAAACCTCGAGCTTGCCCAAAACGAACTCACTTATCGTATCGTGCCATACATGACCATCAAATCGTGCGCTTTGCTCTGCTTGTGCTTTCTTATAAACTGGATCATCCTCTGGTATATAGTGAGGCTCATTAGACTTGGCTCTATAAACCGCCTCAGCCCATAGCTGTGGTGTTGCCTCTTTTAATCCTTTAAGGTCAATCAAATCTCCCACCTTTACAGGCCAAAATCTGCGTCCCCCTGTAGGGTCATTCATCCACTCGCTGTCATTGGTCGATCCCGCAAGAACAAACTGCCGTGGCAATCGAACAATCTCGTTGCTAAACTTAGGCTGCATTTCGTCTTCTTCCATCGTGATCCATGCCTTGACCTTGTTGCGGTCTTTCATGCTCAGGCCACTCAACTCAGCAAACTCAACAATGATTCTGCCCTTTAAGAACTGCGCCAAGTACGGACTGCCAATCATCTCAAATCCAATGTTATCTGTAAAGAACGAACGATTGTCTAGCGTCCCCAACGTCCTAAGCGCCGACGATTTACCAGCCGCTTGCTCACCCTCTAGCACAAGCATGTGGTGAAACGGCGTTCCTGCCTTGTAAATCCTTTTGGCGGCAGCAATCATCCAGCACGCACCAACGCGCTTAACATATTCTCTGTCCTGAGACACAGCACCACAATAATCAATGAGCCATGTATCGAGGCGCTCTTGACCATCCCACTGCAAGCGATCAAACATCTCTCTTAGCGGATGAATAGATAATTTACTGGCTACACTTCGCATAACATTACGCATTTCAGTGTTGCTTGCTATGTGAATCTCTCTTAAAGATAAAACCGCCCTTAGCTGCGTCATATCAACATCGCGGACATCTCTCCACTCAAACGTATTGGGATCGTCCCACGGCAACGGCTTGATAATACGCTCTGTCTGCTCAAACTCATCATAAACAAACGTCCCTCTCCATAACGGTGAGTATGACAAATAAATATCCGCGTTGTGTATGCTAAACTTTTTATCGAGCGTACTTCCAGCGACATTATCCTTCCATCGGATATGCTCTGAATAGTTTTTCTCTGTTATGGTAACGTGCTTGCGACCAAGCGCCTCAATAGGGCTGTATTCTTCTGTAGGCTCCGTCACCAAGTCAGGGATGCTCTGTGAGGTGGGTTCAGCACTTGGGGAGGCATCGCTCTGACTTGGCTCTGGATTCACTATGCGTGACAACTCATCTTTTAACGCATCCTTACCATATAAACAACCAAAATCATCCCAATCTGTCGGTCTTTTTTCAAAGTCACTTTCCTCAAACTCAGGAATCGCAATAATCCCACCAACTTCTAGCGCTGCTTGCCGCCCCTTCTCAACACCTGTGTTCACCCATTTCTTATTGTCAGGCCAATTATCCTTAGGGAACTGGTCATTATCAGCCAAAACCACTATTTTACTATCGGGATATGAATCGCGCAAGTTTTTACAGACAGGCTTTAAATTTCCAGCATCAAACGCCACAAACACTGGATATCCTGTCGCATCCCTTACTTTCTTTCCTGTCGCATACCCCTCAGATACACAAATAACCTCGGTATATTCTCCTACGGTCTTTAATGGGCAAAAATTACCCTTAACTGCACCGCCCTTGTGATAATACTTACTTCCATCCTCATATATACGCTGAACACTCGCAACCCCGCGCGATGCAGGATTGAAGAACGGAATAACCAAGCACTTATCCTCTGGATCATATCTGCACTGCTCTGGCTCTATTTCTTTCTTCTGTAAATAAGGAAAATCCTTGGGCGCTTCTGGCAACTTCACATACCATGACGTTAATTGCTTCTCAACGCGCTGATACTCTTCTCGCTCCTCACGCTCCATTTTCTTCTTGGCCTTCGCTAACCATTCCTCATCTTGTCTATGGCGCTCATAATCAACCTCTTTTCCTTCCCAACTTTTCCAGGTCTGGAATCCCATAGGGTCTTTGTCGCTTCCATAAATACCAAGCGCCCTGTCACCATCTATGATTAAACGGTAGCGTCCACTGTCACGCTTTTCGCCGTTATACAGCAAACGACCCCACTTGCTTCCAGTGTCACCAACAATCGGCTTGACAGGCTCATATCCCGAAGCGCGCAAAACACCCAAAAACTCATTAATCATTTAACCCATCCCCAAACAAACATTCTTCCTTAGCGCTCACTTTCGGCTTATCATCTTTTATCGGCTTATTAAACCACTCTCTGTTATATCCCCATGTGCTTAAATATTCTAGGTCAAGTTTTAATCCATGTTCGCTTGTCATGTAATATTTGTGCGTCATGGTTTCTTCCGTGTCCATGTCAGGCTTGCATCCTTGCTCATCCTTCCGCGCCCTGTCAACAACGGCAGCGATCACCATCAAGCAATCGTGCCAATCCAATGGCGCGCTCCAAACTGGATCGTCCTCTGCATACGGAACAAAATCAGGATTTTTTGTACTTCTCACCATGTCAATATTCTCCCCAATGACTATTTTACTGAACCACGAACATTTTAGGCAGATTTTTTCAAAAGTGTAAAGCCCTATTTTAATTCGCCTACCACTACTTATTTTCGTAAAATCGCAAGTCATGCCAGTAGATTGACATAAAAATATTAACAGCATAATAGAATATTATGTGCATGAATTCGCATAAAAAAATACCCCTAGCGCAAAACCAGGGGCAGAGTTGGAAAGAAAACTTTTACATTATGGCGATTCTTTTAAGGCTCTATACACGCTTGCCCTCGATATATTAAGCGCATGGCTTATGTATGTAGGGGTTAAGCCTTGTTCTTTCATGGCGATAATCTTGGGCGCTATGTCGTGAATGATTGCCTTGCGCCCTTTATATTTCCCTTCACGCTTGGCTTTCTCTATCCCTGCCTTTTGACGTTCAAGCATTATTTCGCGTTCAAACTGCGCTATACTCATAAGCACATTAAGGATCAATTCGCCCGTTGCGCTGCTAGTGTCTATATTCATATCCAAAACACGAACATATGCGCCCTTGGCTTTTATTTCCTGCACGATATCACACATATGACTAACCGAACGCGCTATGCGGTCAAGCTTTGTGGCTATCAGCGTGTCACCTTCCCTTAAGTATTCAATCGCCGCTTTTAACTGCGCGCGCTCATCAACGCTTGAAACTTGCTCTTTAAATATCTTATCGCAGCCAAGCGCTTGCAATTCCTTAATCTGTTTTTCAATCCCTGCACATTGCTTAAGCGTGCTTGTTCTTGCATAACCTATAATCATTTTTACTCTTTCCTTATGTTAAACGCATATGCAAGCGGCGCCAAGTGAATAACGCCGCTTTGATATGGGTTTAAACTTTTCCAGCCTTATATATTTTTTTAGGCTCAATGTTTTTCATCCAGCGCTTAGCGTGTTCAATCGTCACCCCTTCAAACATACCCTTGCTTGGTGCAGTTAAAATACGTGTCATGCCCGTTGAACGTTCAATCAATTCTAGCCACCAACCACCTTGCGAGGGCTTCATATATTCAAGGCGTAGTGTGTAAGTGTCGTTTTGTTCAAGTGTTTTCATTGTTTCTTTCCTTGTTTTGTTGTTTATTTCAGTATCCAAGCGCACGTTTCATAACTGTAATTGCTATTGTCCACGCATTTTTGAATGTCTTCTTCGGTCGTGTCGCCTAACGCTAGTGCAGCAATAAATAGTGATAGTATTAATATAATGCGAATCATTTTTATGACTCCTTTCTTGTTTTATCGGCTGCCCATCCTGCTAGGGCATTTAATTATCCCACTTGATAAACCGATACTCTTTTAAAAATTATAATCAAACATAAAGCAATCCGTATCATCGTTTACGGCCTTTTCACTAGTTCAATTTTGCGTGTTGCATCGTCCTGAATGGGGAACCAGTAACAATTCCAATTTAAATAAATGTCTTCACCATCCACGCCAAGCACGCGCGCTCGATAGCGTATATCGCTGTTATAGCCTCCCCATAATTCGATAATGTCATCGGCTTCAAATTGTGTTTTGTTATCCGCTTGTTTTAATCGTGTAAGCAGTCTATCAAGCGGGGCATGATTGCTGTTACTTGGTCTTCTTTTTTGTGTTAAGTCTATAACGTCCATTTTGTTTAATCCTCGATAAAGTTAAAAATCATATATTGATTACAACGTGTTACAATCTTGTATCCAATAGTTTTGTTATCTCTTTGAAAATTGCCGTACCAGTCCGACTTTATGCCTAACCACTTATGCACGCGATCAATGTTTCTTTGAGTCCATTTTACTTTTAATTTTCGCATTGAATTAATCCTTTCTTGTTTCAATCAAGTATTCAACGCCATATGCGCCTGCGTCATTTAAAATCGCTCTTACTTCATTTTGCGCTTGCTTCATGCGTTCAACAAAATTGGGCATTTTTTCCAGCGCCGATTCATATTTTGGCAAGCGTTCTTCATCAAGATAATATGCCTTTGCTCGTTCTTGTATGTTTTCCGCATTGATAATATTATCTTGTTCATTGTCTTTATAGCCTAGCAAAATAGAAACGCTTTTATCTTGGCTTTCATGGCGCACAATAAGTTTAAACATTCCATAATCAGTGCCATAAGAAACACGGTATTTTTCGCCTAGAATATCCTTTACTTTATTGGCATAGCGTTTTGTCATAGGTTTACCTTGCATGTCATAGGCCGCTTGCGTCATTGCTTCGGTTATTTCAATGTTTATTTTGCAATTCTCAATGCGTTCTTGCACTTGCTCAATCGCTGTTTTTGTGTCGTATCTTTTATATAAAAATTCCATAATCTTTCTTTCCTTTTTGTTTTGTTGTGCCTCTTGGGGCGATTAATAGTTCATTCCGTTGCAATCTAGCGCATGCAATACATTACTTTCATAATCCTCATATGCGCTCATCCAGTCATCAAATACATTGTGCTGCAATTCATAAAAAACATGATATTCATTAAAGTTATTTTTCTTGATACATATTTCTAAGCCATTAACTTCCGTTTTAATAATCGTTTTAACCATAATCTTTCCTTTACTTGTTTTGTTGTTGTGCTTTTTGGGGGGTTAGTAGTTAAATATCCAGTGTGTTACGGGGTTTTTACCATTCCGCAATAAGTCAATCCATATTCTTTTATTGTTAAACTTGTTTTTGTTTACTTGCCTTGCTACAAGCTCAATATGTTCTATAGGCGTATTAGGGGTAAATTCCATAGTGTGAGCTATTTCATCCGTAAAATGTGATCCATTGTGAAAATTCAAGGTGAAACAATCTCTTAAAACACTACCGTTTTTAAATTTTTTTGCTATTTTTTCAGCGCCTTTTTTTGTTTCAAAATGCCAAGCATCCCTTATGTTATGTGTCAATCCGCAATCAATCTCGCTTTTACCGTGTTTGAAATAAGTATCAAAGCCTTTGTCGTTCACTTTTACAATATACATCTTACTTCTTTCCTTTTATGTTTTCGTTATTCAGCTCTTTCGTTCGGCTGATGTAAACACTTTACGTTTCTTTTCATCTTTTTACAAATACTTTTTTCGAATACCTGCTATGCATTTTCTGCATATCGAGCATTTCAATACATAACTTGGTATTTTCTCAACTTTTATAGGGCATGAAGATATCTTCAAGTTACGAAAAGTTAATGTTTCGATGAAGAAAACTTCCATTACATAATCTTGTAATATTATTGTTTTCGGCGTTATGGTAAAAAAACCTAACACATTGCCGTTAGAAATCATCCCGTTTTTACCCTTTATTTTCAATAGCATTTTAAATATGGTAAAAAACCTAACGGATCTAACACATTTTTCCTATATCTTTGTGAAAAAATGGTTGTTTGTTGTCTATGTATAGTATGTTATGGAAAACTATTTATATTCGTTAAGGTTACTTTTTTCTGTTAGGTGTTAGAAATAGGTAAAAAGGGCAATGAAAACAATAACTTAGCGACCTAACGGATGGTGTTAGGTTATCCGTTAGGTCATTTACATATTTAAAACCTTATTGATATTAAATGCGTTTTTGACCTAACGGTAGTTTTCTTCATGTAGTGTTTCTGGCATATATGGAAAACAATAGACTGGAAAAAAGGCAAGTTATATATAAAGCCAAGGCAATCCGCGCCTTACACTGTAATTCGTCTCAATAGGGTAGACTTGCTGCGACTGTATTTTGAGGCAACCCTATTGAGACAGATGCAAGGCGTTTTGATATTCTCATTAAACCTAGGTCTATTGATACAGGGGGGAGGGGTTAATATTATTTCACGTTTTCAAAAGGCACCCCCCACCCCCAAGACCGCCACCATGTCGGTTCGATATATATCAAACCCCATCTAAAATTTATCTCATATTTTTGAAGTGTTTCCATAACATGCCTTGTGTAGAATGCGACGGTGATATATAGTGATATATAGGATTGGCGAAGTGATATAGGATTATATATATGCACAAGATGGAAGAAGAAGAATTACAGGCGCTCTTGGCTGAGGGGATGGATTATGAGACGGCATGTGGTATTGCTGGGATCAGTGAGAAGCAGCGAGAGGCGATGGCGCGGAGTAAGGGGATTGAGGATTTAGAGGATAGCTTGGGTGCGCTTGATGATATGAGTGAGAGCGCGTTGATTGAGGTGAATGGTGGGTTGGCGATAAAGGTAGTCAATCGGGCGTTATTGCGGGGTGTTAGTGGGGATATTGACGCTACGGTGTTGAACGCTGCTGTGAGGGCTGTTAGTATGTTAGAGAGTAAGCGTAAGGATGAGGGTGACGTGGATGTTGCCGATGATATATTGCGTTGGGTTGAAGAACAGATGAATGCGGATAACGAGGCAGAGGAGTAATTGTTATGGCGAATGAAGTTGTGATTGGTGAGTTTAAGCGCCCTGAGGTATTGGTACAGGGTGGTGTGTTGCCAGTGTATGGTGAGTTGGTAACGAGTCAGGTGTTGGATATTGCGGAAAAGAGTTCTGCGGTGAGCGCTGGTGTATCGATGGTACGAGTTGCGAGCAAGGGAACGGCGTTTTGGTTTAAGGTTGGGGATTCGGATGTGAGTGCTGCTGCGAACACGGCTGGTAATATTTATGTGCCAGCGGATGGTCACGTGGATATACAGGTGCGCTCTGGGGATTATATTGATACGGCTGCGGATGCGTAATGCATGGACAACCTGAGTTATCTCACGGCGCGGGAGTGTTTATCGGATCAGTCGTGGCGTTTGAGTCACCTGTATCGGATTAAGGACGCTCAGGGCCGTGATGTTGTGTTTAAGCCGAACGCGGCACAGGCGGCGTTTCTGGGTGAGATGCACGAGCTGAATGTGATCTTGAAAGCGCGTCAGCTGGGGTTTAGTACGTTTATTCTGATATATCTGCTGGATTGTTGTTTATTTAAGAGCCACACGAGCGCTGGTGTTATTGCACAGGGTTTGGTTGAGGCTGAGGATTTGTTCACGAACAAGGTGAAGTTTGCGTATGAGCGGCTGCCGAATTGGTTAAGGACGCGCCGTAGAGCTGTGAGTGACAACGCGAGGGAGTTGGTGTTTAGCAATGGCAGCTCGATCAAGGTGGGAACGAGTTTGCGTGGTGGTACGTTTCAGCTGCTGCACGTGAGTGAGTATGGTAAGATAGCGGCGCGTTATCCAGAGAAAGCGATTGAGATTAAGACGGGTGCGTTGAATACGGTACACGTTGGGCAGAAGATATTTATTGAATCGACTGCGGAGGGGCAGAGTGGTGAGTTCTTCGACTTGGTGCAGAGGGCTGAGCGGTTAAAGGCTGCTGGTGGTACGCTGTCGCCACTCGATCCGAAATTGCACTTCTATGGGTGGAACTGGAATGATGGGTATCGCCTGAGTCAGGATGTGAGTATCACGCAGGAGATGGAGGACTACTTCGCGGAGTTGCCGTTTGAGTTAGAGCCAGAGCAGAAGGCGTGGTATGTGAAGAAGGCTGAGCAGCAGGGCGAGTATATGAAGCGCGAGTATCCGTCACTGCCGAAGGAGGCGTTTGAGAAGACGCTGGAGGGTGCGATCTATGTGGAGCAGATGGCGAAGGTTCGGGCGAGTGGTCAGATAGGACACTACCCGCACGATGCGAGCAGGAGGGTGACCACGTTCTGGGATTTAGGGCGTGGCAGTGATATGACGGTGATATGGTTCTTCCAGAACATAGACGGGCGCTGGACGATGATTGACTACCATGAGAGCAGCAACGAGGGGTGGGCGTATTATGCGTCACTGCTGGCGAATAAGGGGTATGTGTATCAGGAACACGTATTGCCTTGGGATGGCGCGAATAGGCAGAGTGGTAAAGAGATTACCACGGCGCGTCAGGACTTGCAGGAACTTGGGATTAAGCCGATACGGATTGTCAGCAAGACGAAGAATATGTGGAGCGATATTAAGGGTAAGTGTCGCAGCACGTTGACGCGGATACACTTCGATGAAAAGAAATGTATTGCTGGGATACGCCATCTTGATAACTACCGCAGAGAGTGGGATGATAAACTGTCGGTATGGAAGGATAGACCACGCCATGATGATGCGTCACACGGAGCGGATGCGTTCAGGACGTTCGCGATGGGGTACAGGGAAGATGAGTCGGAGTATTATGGTCAGCCGCGATACGAGCAGGGCGTAATAGGATATGATGCTGTGGGCTATGAACAGGAAGAATATGACCCACTTGATTGGTGATAAAGCGCGTGCTAGACTGAGTTAGAGAACAGTAATATAGTAAGGGTAAAATATTATGTCAGCGTTCAATCCGTTTGCGAAACCTAAAACTCCATCCATACCAACGCCCCCTCCTCCTCCACCAGCGCCTACGATGAGCGATGAAGAAGTTGGGGCAGCGCAGGAAGCTGAGAAGCAGAAGCGTGCAGCGAGGGCGGGCAGAGCGTCCACGATTTTAACGTCACGCCGTGGTGTTATGGGTGATGATAGCGCTGGAGTTGCCACGAAGAAATTACTTGGGGGATAAGATATGGGATTAGCGGATGATCTGATGCAGAAGAACGAGGAGCTGAAAAATCAGCGTTCCTCGTTTGAGACGCACTGGCAGGAAGTGGCTGAGTTTATCTTCCCGAGGGCTGATGAGTTTTATGGCGGTAATAAATCGCCTGGGGAGAAACGCACACGCAAGCGGTTTGATGATACGGCGGTGTTAGCGCTTAACCATGGGGCGGCTGCGATTGAAAGTATTGTATCTCCGCGTGGTCAGAAGTGGCACGGGATTGGTGTTCCTGATAGTTTAAGTGGAGACCATGAAGCGTTGATATGGGCTGACAGGGTGAGAGACTTCTTGTTCGCTAAGCGGTATTCAGCGCTGACGAATTTTGCGTCACAGATGCACGAGGTTTATTTATCGCTGTTGGCGTTTGGTACGGGCGTGATGGTTCTTGAGGATATGCTTGATGGGACGATCCGTTACAAGAGTGGTCACGTAGCTGAGCATTGCTTCATGGAGAACGCGAAGGGTCGTATTGATACGGTTTATCGTGATTACAAAATGACAGCGCGTCAGGCGGTTGAGCGTTTTGGCTCTAAGGCGTGTGAGAAAATCCAAAAGGCGATGGAAAAGAATCCGTCAGAGAAATTTGAGTTTCTACATGTGGTGCAGCCCGATGTTGATAATGAAACAGAGGGAGAGTTCGCGAGTTACCATGTATGTAAAACGTCCAATCAGATTATGGGCATTGGTTTTTACAGAACGTTTCCGTATATTATATCGCGCTGGACGACATCGCCGAATGAGATATATGGGCGTAGTCCTGCGATGGATTCCTTGGCTGAGGTCAAGATGCTGAACCAGATTCGTAAGACGGATTTGAGGGCGCGTCACATGGCGGTTGATCCTCCAATATTAGCAGCAGACCAGAGCCGCGTGAGGAAGTTCAACAACAGGCCTGGGGCGATTAACTACGGCACGATTGATGAGGCGACAGGCGCTCCGTTGATGCGCCCGTATATGAGTGGAACGAATATTTCAACATCGAACGACACGATGAATCAGAGCCGTGAGTTTATTAACAGGTCGTTTTTCTTGAATCTATTTCAGATTTTGGTGGACACGCCTCAGATGACAGCGACAGAGGTATTGGAGCGTGCGAATGAAAAAGGCCAGTTGCTCACCCCGACTGCTGGTCGTCAGATGCATGAACTGCTCCAGCCGATGATTATGCGTGAGATTGACATATATGAGTCGTATGGGGTGTTTGAGGATGATGGGCCGTTAGCGATGCCGCAGGGTGTTAAGGATATGGGTGGTGAGTATGAGGTTATTTATACGAACCCATTGAGCCGTATGCAGAAATCCGAGGAAGCGCTGGGTACAGAGAGAACGTTGCAGTCGTTATTGCCGTTGATGCAGATCGACCCATCGCTGGCTGACATGCTTGACTTGCAGGAATATGCGAATATCATGAGAGAGAGCAACGGCGCACCAGCGCGTTTATTTAAATCACCAGAGGATATGCAGGCGGTTCAGCAGCAGAAACAGCAACAGGCACAGATGCAGCAGATGATTGATGCTGCACCACAGGTTGCTGGTGCGATTAAGGATGTTGCACAGGCGCAGAGCTACACAGGGGAGTAACACATGCCAAGGAAGAAGACGAGCGAGCTACAGGGCGATTACCGCGCTGTGCTAGGAAATGACAGGGCTACGGATGTTATCGCTGACCTTCGTGTGTTTTGTCATGCGACCAAGACGACATACCGAGACAACCCAGTTGAGATGGCGCGTATGGAAGGTAGGCGTGAAGTATTCTTGCGTATTATGAGTATGCTCAAGGTAGATTTTGGCGAGGTGTATGATTATGACTTCGATGAATTAGATTATTAACCAAAGAGGAGAACGATAATGGAAAACCAAACAGAAGCCCCTATTGAGGCAGAGGCACAGGAAACTGCGCCAGTTGCGGATACAGGCCAAGCGGAACAGTCTAGCAATGACGCTGCTTGGTATGGAACGTTTGACGATGAACTAAAGGGATATATCCAGAATAAAGGCTGGGATGATCCGATGAAAGCGGTTAAGTCGTATCAGGAGCTAGAGAAGTTTCGTGGTGCGAACGAGGATCAGCTCTTGAAGTTGCCAAGCGATCCAGCGGCAGAAGGTGCGTATGACGAGATTTGGAATAAGCTTGGTCGTCCGAGTGATGCGAAAGAGTACAAGGTTGAATTTGAAGGTGATATCAAGGTTGACGATGAGCGCCTATCCAAGTATGCGGATGTTGCTCACAAGGTTGGATTAACTCAGAGTCAGTTTGAAGCGCTTGCGAAGGTTGACGCTGAGTATATGGGTGCGATTCAGTCCGCACAGTTGGAGCAGGTACAGCAGAAGCAGGAGCAGGAATATCAGGCGCTTAGAGCCGAGTGGGGCAACAACGCTGATGAGCGTGAGGAGTTATCACGCCGTGGCTTAAAATATGTTTTGCCAAGTGGAGCGGATGCTGATGAAATGGTAGCTGCGATTGAACAAGCTATTGGTACTGCGGCAACGCTTAAACTGTTTGCGAATGTCGGAGAGCGCATGGCGAAGGAAGATCGTATTCCGTCCACAGCAGATGGTGATCGTCCTTACGGTTATACACGTGAACAGGCGCTTGCAGACCGCCGAGCATTGATGAATGAGCTTAGTGGAAGCCCTGAGCGCTTGAACGTTTATAACACTGGCAAGGGAACGGACTATGAGAAGATGTCACGTTTCAACAAGATAATTGCTGGTGAAGGTTGATATTAAGCAAAACATAATATATTATTATGTTAGTGGTCAGATAAGGTGTTTCCTACCCCTGACGTTACACGAAAAGGATTGCACCGTCCTATAGGTGTAGGGAACGCCCCCTGTAAAGGGATAAGCGATACTGAATTGGTTTTTTAATTATTAACTAAGAGGTATCATAATGACTATTAATATTCTTAGAACTCAAGAGTATAGCACAAACATTGAGTTGCTATCTCAACAAATGCAAGCCAAGCTTGCTCCATTTTGTTCTGTTGAATCAGCAGAAGGTAACAAGGCTTTCCGCATGGTTTCACAGGTAGACCAAACATCTGCTACAGAACGTAACACTCGTGCAAAGCCAGCACAGAACATTGACCTAGATCATGACGGACGTTGGGTTTACCCACGCATGTTTGATTGGGGTAAAGTTGTTGACGACATTGATTTGCGTCAGACAACGATTGCTCCACAAGGGCCATACACACGTTCTGCTGTTGCAGCGCTTAACCGTACAAAAGACGATCTGTTCTCAGAGGCGTTTTTCGGTGATGCCCGCACAGGTGAAACAGGTTCTGTGACAACGTCTTTTGACAGCAACAACCAGATTGCCCATAACTATGGTGCGACAACTGGAGTTTCTGTTGAGAAGATGCGTGAAGCACAAAAGATTCTTTTGGACAACAACGTTGATTTAGACATGGAAGAAGTTTACATGGCTGTATCACCGCAGGGTCACGATGATCTATTGGCGCTTACACAGGTTATTAGCACAGACTTCAACGATGCTCCTGTATTGGTTGGTGGTCGTGTTAAGAAATTCTTGAACATGAACATTGTTATTTCAACACGTCTCCCAACAGACGCTAGCGGTTACCGCCGTTGCCCTGTATGGGTTCCATCTGCGATGGGTTGTGGTATGTGGAAAGACATTTCAGGTGAAGTTCGCAAGCGTCCAGACTTGCAGGGTAATCCTGATTATGTTGAAGCATCTATGATGATTGGCTTCACACGTATTGAAGAAGCTAAAGCAGTTGAAATTAAAGCAGAAGAAGCATAGAAGGAGGTGGTCTGATGGCTACACAAAAAGGTACACACATTACAAAGTTTGATAACGAACCATTTGACGTTGTTGATGCTCGCGAGCATGGCGGTGTTTTAAAGGTTGCTATCGATGCTTTTGAACTTGCTGATACAGCGGATGGTGACATTGCTCACGTATTCCGTCTTCCAGTGGACGCAATCATCTCAAGCCTACAGTTTGGTTGTGATGATCTAGGAACTGCTGGTACAGTTGATATTGGTTTGTATAAGAAGAATGCTG